CCTTCCAGCCCGAGGCGCCCCAGGTCGTCGTCAGGATTTCATTGACGTCCTTGAGGATTTCGAGGGCCGTTTTCGTCGTCCACTGGGGCGTACCTGCGGCGCCGTTGGCGACGTTCTGGTACCCGGCAACGAGCGAATTCGAGTTGACCAGGCCCGTGAACCCGACACTCGAGTCGCCGAAATAGACGATGTTGTCCAGGTCCATGTTGCGCTTGAGGTTCATGCCCTCAATCTTCTGGGCATCGACCGGCATGCCAAGCTTCTGTGCCTTGACCAGTTCAGGCACCGTGTACTTGACTTCAGCACCCCACAGGCGCATCGGCTGCGGCGTCTTGCCGATATCCAGCGACGGGCCGGCGAGCGCGTTGCCTTCGTTCGAGATCCAGTTCAGGCCGCCCGGATTGATACCGCCCGACATCGCGAACGCGGAGTTCGTCCACGATGCGATTTCGTCAGCCGGCGAAACGTCGGTGCGGATTTCGATGTCGCGCGACCAGGTGTATTCGACCAGCGGCTCGTTGAGCGTCTGATCCAGGCGTTCGAGCTGGCCGACGAGAAACGCACCGGTCGAGTCGATCGTCATCTGATCGTAGGTCATCATGCCATCGGTCGTGAAGTGGCGGATTGCTTTCCGCGTCGCTTCAGCGATTTCCCGGCGCTTGAGGAATTTTTGAACAGACATGTCCATTTATTGATGCTCCAGAAATGCAAAAACCCGCCGTAGCGGGCCTCTGAGGTGCGCTGTTATGCGCCGGGGATTAGATATTCACCGCAATTTCAGTAATCCCGTATGCATCGGCGGGACCAGTGAAATTCCAGTTGGAGGGCAGCGCGAAAGTGTTCTGCGAGATCGTGAACGAGTCGCCGGCCACGAATGCTGTGCCGCCAGCGGTGATCGTGAAGCCGATCTGCGCGTCGGTGTAGGCCGTGCCAGTCACGCCGGCAGCCATGGCCGAACCGTTCGGATCGAACACGTTGAACGCAGTTGCGGCCGTGAACTTGACCGTGTACGAACCATTCTTCAGCGCCGCTCCAGCGGAGATCGCGCCGATCGTGCCGTTACCGGTGTTCGTACCGGCAGTGCCAACCAGTTCCGAGGCGGCCTCGAAACCACCCAGCGGCTTGCCGCTCGAGACGTTGGCAACGCGCACATACACGGTGCCGCCCTTGGCAGCGGAGGTCGTGCCATTCAGCACTACGTCCACATAGCCGCGACGCAGAATGTCAGTCACGCCAGAAGTCGGAGGCGTCGAAGTGCCCAGCGGGTCAGTGCCGTTCCCTTGGATAGGATACGGACGTAGGTTCACGCCGTAGACGTTCGCCGAGGTGTCGGTCGAAGCGTTGATCGGCGTAACGAGGCCGCCAACCAGCTTGATGGCGACGCCAAACGAAAGCGGCGGCGCAGCGGAGTTGATCAGTTGCGGTTCGATGGTCGCGATTTCGGCGCGCTGAAGATCACCGGCAAAACCAGCCGGCATGCGGAATGTATAAGCTTGCAACGAGGGCATGTCGACTCCTTAAGCTTTGTGGGACGCCCAAAAATCGGCGTGGATCTTGTTCAGGTCTTTCGCTGGTTCAGCCTTCGAATCGTGGGTTGACGTCTTCGAGGCCATGTTCTTCTGCTTGACGAGCTCCGACGCCGCGTTGAAAGCCATCGCGGCAATACCGCAAGGCATCTTCGCCACATCTGCATCGCCAACGATGCTTTTCACCAGTGACGCGTTGTCGTTGGTGAGCGCAGTACGCAATGCGCGCCGGCGCAGTACGCAGATTGCGTCCGACGTCTTCTTGGCATCCAGCTTCGCGTCAAACGTCGGCAGTTTCACGCCAGGGGCGAGGATCTCGGCGCGCGCCTTGGCATCCTGGAATTCGTCGCGGAACGAAGCAGAATCCTTGGTCGACTTCTTGTCGTCCTTCTTTTCCTCTTCCTCGTCGGAATCCTGGGTCTGCTCGTCGTCGCCGTCGTCTTCCCCATCGACTTCCGAATCGTCGTCCTTGGTCTCTTCCTTCTTTTCCTCTTCGGAATCCTTGGTGAGAGCCTTGACGCACTTTTCTAGCGAGGTCAGACGCGTGTCGAACTTGGTCAACACTTCAGCCATGTCCGGACCTTCGTCCTTGGTCTCTTCCTTCTTTTCGTCATCCTTCTTGTCCTCTTCCGACTCTGCGTCTTTGGTGGACATGTGGATATGGATAGCCGGCATACCGCCGACCGACTCGCCTTCGACGTCCTCCGATAGCGCTTTCTCGAAGGCTTCCGAGTCGCGCGCCATAAACAATTTGCGCAACTTATCCTTGAGGGATTCGGCGCCGTTCTTAACAGCCATGGGGGGATCTCCTGGGGAGGTTGGGATTGAATCCTGGACGGAACAGGTAACACCGCACCGCGGGTTCCTGACCAACGCAACGTGATTTGCCACGATGGTCGTTTGCCGCGCCCGTCCCGGCGCGATTTGCTGGTAGTCCGCGTCGTATCCGACCGAAATTCCTTTCAGGCCGTTGTTGCGGACTTCGTTGATAGCGAACTTGTCCTGAATGAGCAGGTCCGCGATAAGCAGGTCTGACTGATCACCTTCGCCGCGGCGCGGGTTGAACGTCGATCCCTTGGAGAGGACCGACCAGTTCTCGGGCGTTACCTCTCCCTCCGGATGGCCAATCGTCACCGGCTTGCCGAGCAGGCTGGCGAGCGTGTCGAGGGAGAACACCACGTCAGGATTGCGCTCAACGGTGATCAGTCCGTCTCTTCCGGCCTCGAGATCCGGGAGTTCGATATCCGCGTATTGCTGGGTTCCAATGCGCGCGATCGGCACTCCTTCGCAGATGAGGAACCCTTCAGGTGTAAATGACTGATTCGGGCCGAGCTCTTCTTCAGAGAAAAAACCCGATGCTGTCACGGCGTCATGAGTCCTTGCCTTCGTCTTGCACGAATGGCATTGGCAGGGTTCGGACATAGGTTCGGCTATCTAGGTAGGGCGACGCGCGCCCAGCAGCGGCAGTTGTAAATACATCCGGCATGCGCACGGGCACCGCTACGCTTATCGGCGATTGGCGGGCTATCCCAGGCGATGAACTGGCCGTCGAGTTCCTTGTGATCGGATCTGACGTCGCCGTCGTGGCTGGTGGTCCAGAAGTAACCCTCGCTGCCGATTGATTCAGCGCGCGCCTGAGTGAGCGTAGAAGCGGTTCGAGAAACTTCGGTGCGGGCGATGAGCGTCGCGCGGCTGGTAGTGACTTCGCCGCTCCGCCCGATCTCTTTAGCGATCTCAGTGAACCGCGTCGAGTCCTCGAGACCTTCAAGCGTCAGCCTATGAACCCGCTGCGCCGCTTCCTTTGGAATGCTCTGGATCAGGTCAACCTGCTCAGCCAACAGAGCGCGCATCACGGCACCGGTAGGCGCGTTGCGAATTTCCTGCCGCAATCCAGCTGACAGGTCTTTGGCCAGCGTCTTCCACGTCTGCTCATCCCGCAACGCCACATCCATCAGCATGTTGCTTGCCGTCTGCGTCGCCCAGCCCTTGAGCATGTCGGCGTAGGCGTTCAGCAAGTGCTCGATCGTCGGCACCTGGCTCATGTCGCCGGGTGTGAACGGCTGAATGATCGCGCCTACCTGCTGCGCGACCTTCCGTAGTTGCGTGCCGTAACGCTGTTCAATGCCTCGCGTCTTGACCGGGTTGCGATCACGCTTGCGGTCGAGGGTGAGGATCATTGCTTGCGAAGTCTTTTACGAATCCAGTCCAGTGCGCTTGCTGAGTCGCCAGTCTGCTTCGGCATGGTCGGCATCTCAGGCAAATCTATCTCGCCAGGCGGCGGAGCATTCTTTTCCTGCTCCTCGGCTTCGCTGATGTCTTCGTCTGTAATGCTTGAGAACAGGCCCGTGACCTGAGACGACGCCTTCAGATCCTTCATGGCCGCAGACGGCTTCTGGATATTGGCGTCTACGGCCTTAGTCACCGCATCAACTTTTTGTACCGCGATCGTCGATTTCTCTGCTTCACTCATTTCCTGAAGGCTGCGGAATTCGAACCCGAAGTCATCCGGTAAAGGCTTTCCGAGCGACGACATCGACATCACGGCGAAGAGGCGATGCAGACCACGCCGGAAACGACGCTCCTGGCTCTGCTTGACCTTTTCATGCCACTGCTTCATTTCCCCTTCGCCCGTCGCACCAAGGCCGGTAGGCGATTGCCCAAACAGTCGAGTGAAAGGCATGCCAAGCGCGCCGCAAAGCTGCTGACCGAACTGCAGAAGCATGTCTGACAAGCCGGCGAAAGCGTACTGGTGCGCTTCGAACTTGTCCTTACCATCGACTACCGTGATGCCTTCGTTGGTCTGGGCGAGACGAATGAATTCGATCTGTGCCTTCAGGCCAGCAAGAGCGGGACCGCCAGCCGCGATGATGTCGCGCAAGCCCTCGACCGTCATCGTGCGCAGATGCGCCTTGTAGATCAGTTGACCGGCGCCGACAGACGCGCTATCGAATGCAATCAGGCGATCCCATAGCGGCTCGAGAACCGACAGGCCCCAGCCGTTCTCACTGACGCGCTGATAGAACGGCAGATCCATGCCGTCCAGACGGATCACACGCGAATAGTGGATCTTCGCTTTCGGGATGGCTGCGTAGTCGGCAATGACGTTGTAGAAGACCGGCTTGCCCATGTCAGGACCGTATTCGGTCACTACCTCGCCAACCGGGGGAGAAACCATCCAGCGATCGAGAATCAGCAGACCCTTGAACTGGCCTTTTCCGACAGTCTCAGGGCGCAGCGGCGTCGAGAGGTCTTGCCCCTCAATCAGCATCACCGCCAGTGAGCCGCCGTACAGGTTTGCCCACTTGCCGTTATCGCAGAGCGCATCCCATATCGCCATCTCCATCATGTCCTGATCGATGATGGAAATATCGTCAGGCTCAAGACCGGAGAACTCAACGCCGGCGCGGGTCATGTCTTCCGGCATCGCGTCGACAGCAGCACGAACAATCCAGCTACCGCGATAAGCCGCTTC